TAAGTGGCTTATATCAACACTTATAGCAAACCCGTACGCGCGCATAAGAAAAAGTTTTTGATAAAAAATGTGCCTAGAGAAAAAACCTATAGGTGCTATAAGGAGATATGCGTAGAAATAAGAAATCCAAATATAGACATGTAGTAATTAAAAATAAAAAATATTATTTCTACTCTATCACGTGGCTCGACATTACGGGTGACAGCGGGCACGCTACAGCAGAGGAATTTGCAAAGTTTAAACCCAGTGTGATGGTGACTCAAGCTTATCTATTTAGTAAGGATAAAAAAAATATAAAAACGTTTGCTTCTTATGAAGAAGGGGATGAGTTATTCTCAGACCGTAATGTATTTCCAAAAGGGTGTATTATTAAGATGGAAAAGATTAATCTTTAGTTTCTTCAATTACTTCTGCGTCAGCGTCAATGATTGGTTTAAAGTTCTTTAATGCTTTCTCTAACTCTTTGTCTAACTCTGATTCGTCAACATTATCTAAGTTTTTATGTAGATGTAGATTAGTATTATTTTGAAACCCTGCAGCCTTACCTCTAGCTACTTCCATATTACCTGCAGCACTCCAGGCTTTACTTTCTCTAGCTTCATCCCTAATTTTACCTAATTCTGCCAGGTGCTTCTCATAAGTAATATCGTATTTTTTTAATTTCTCTGCTCTGAGTCTTCCAATGTATTGAGTTACTAATGGATACAAAGATGGGTTCTGTAGTTTACTTGCCGATACATAAGCTGAGTTTGGATCGTAACCTGCAGCGATAGCGCACTCAGAATCAGTTTTTCTACCTTCCTCTGTCACAACTAAATTAGCAAATTTAATTTGTTTTTCTGTAAGTCTTTTTGGTACTCCTGCCATAAGCTTGCAATATAATTTATTTTTGGTATATGTTCAAGTAATGGTATCAGGAAAGTTATTAAGACAGGCCCTAGATAAATTTATGAAATCACCAGTAGCCCAAGAGGCTAGGGTGCAAGTATGTTTACCGGACGGTAAGTATTATGACATCAAAGATATAAAGTTGATGGAAAATAAAATGCTTGGAGTACGTGAAACTCATAGATTGGTCATGACTTTGTATTCTTCGAAGTGGAATATGGGTGAAGTAATTAAGAAAATTTAGTTAGCTTGAATACTCGGGACTTAGCCTGAATGAAGATTAAAAAAGAGACTAAATTTTGGCATGAAATTAAAGCGTTCAACATTAAAAATAATTGCGAATTATCATTTACACGCGTGGAAAATAGCGCTGCACATGGGACTCCTGATCTATTGGTTTATAATACTTCTGGCCACTTTTTTACCATCGAATTAAAGCTAAATTTGGCTAAAAAAATTCGCTTCTCTCCACATCAAATTGCCTTTCATATTAAACATCCGCACAATAGTTTTATCATGGCCAAGGGCCTCTGTCAGACAGACATAAAACTTTATGAGGGGTCCAAGATCCGTGATCTTGTAACCGGTTCTGCCGAACCGTGTGCCACGGGCATGATGTCAAGCTTTAAATTTCTACAAAACGTTTAGCGTCCTACATATTATAGGACTAAAGTCAACGGACAAAGTGTCGCGGCTCGTGGTAAGTGCTTGTGGGCGGGACCCACCCTTTTTATTTTTTGTTTCACGTGAAACATGCGCCTGCGACCTGTGGCCTGTGGCCTCGGCTTGCGGACTATGGTGCGTGCTTGTGGGCGGGACCCACCCTTATTTTTTATTTATGCTTGAGGGCTGGTGGAATACTACCAGCCCCCTTAGTTTTTGTGAGGACTAAAACTATAAACCTAAAATTCATTTTAAGGGTTTGAATTTCGAACTTACCCATTAGTGTTTACCATAACTAATATTCTTAATTTTTGGGTTCCAGCATTTTCTACAATCTAAACATTTGCCTCCCTGCTTAGGTGCCGGGCAGCTGGGTTTTTTTGTAACTACCGTTGAAGTGTTCGGCCAGCTTTTAATACCTGCTTGATTGATCATCGAAGATGATAATCTTACAACCAAATTGCCGGGCTTGTCCTTCAGGTATGGTTTTATCCAGGCTTCTTTGGTCGGCATCCAATGGCGTTTAGTCGGCGTCTGTCTACAGACTTCAAAAATTTTTCGAAGGTGTTCAAGATCTTGAACATCACCTGAATCGTGCCATCTAAAAACATCCGATTTTTTAGAGTTGATCAGGGTCACCATCGCAAAGACCCATAACTTTTTTTTAAGAGCCTTGAGCCTTCTATACTGAGCATCTTGAACAACCTTGAAAACATAACAGCCTTTTAAGGCGTAGCAGGTACTACAGACCGAGTCGGGTATTAATCGTAACTTGCTGCCCGTGTTACATTCAGCAGCTGGAATTCCAATTGACCATCCTGGCATCTTGCCAGGCTTGCTAAGGCCTCCGACTAGATCCCATGCTTTTTTAGTATTCATTCTTCTGTATCTCCTATTGTAGGAACTATTATTAGATCTTTACCGTTGACGTTGTCTATGTTCAACTCACAACCCCAATGATTCTCATCTAGTGTTTCATTATAAAAAACTACATCTAAATTTTTATTAAATTGAGATAAGTATTTTATTAAGTCTTTTACTTTCATTCTGTATTCCTTTCATTAGTTTATTTAATATAGGATATTATGGCATAAGATGCAAGGGCCACGGCAAAAATAAACTTGTTGACAGATCCTATAATCTCCTGTATAATATTCGCCCTCAGAGAAGAGCGTGTGGGCGGGACCCACCCCTTGAGCTTGTAGCCTGTGGTTAGTGCTTGTGGGCGGGACCCACCCTAAAAAATAAAAACTTAAAAAAGGGATCAGTTGGCGTCCAGCTAACAGCTAGCCCGCGCCTGGATCTTAAAACCAACTGATCCAATCTGGCGTTACCCAGCCAGATCAATGGGGATCAGTGGAACGAGACCCGTTAGGGGGCTAGCCATAACAATCTCACTGATCCCAGGTTCCTCCCGCCTCCATGGTTAAGCTAGTATATGGAAGGAACCAGGGATCAGTAGCTAGTGAGACCGAGTAGTTACAGATGGCAAACAACCCTGATCTTTCTCCACTCTGGACATCGTTTAACATTAGTCAAATGCCCACTAGCTAATAACCCTACTTGCTTTTTCTGGTGCAAGTCCCATGATCACTTGAGTTTTTTTCGCCGTAGTGACCAAAAGGGCGATAAAATAGTTATAGCACAATATCCTATATACTCAAGGACAATATTGTCGCACCCAGAGAAGAGCATGTGGGCGGGGCCCACCCATTTAAAAAAAATAAAAATAAATGTTTTTTAGGGGTTGACATATATCCTATAATAACCTATAACTAATTCATAACTAACAAACGAAAGGAATACGTTATGCAACCATTAAGAAAAGACCACGTTGACCACTACAAAGAATTCGTAAGAGATGAATTCAGTATTGCGTCAAATCATGTTGAGCAAGAAATATCTCAACAAGCTTACGATAAAGTTGAGGAAGTTGGATCTCAATTTGCCAAAGAACTGAAACTAGAAAAGTTGATTTCAGAAATGGCAAAAAGAGAAAAAGCTTTGCGAGATTTCCAAAGTAAAAAACAATCTATGGAATACAACTTGCAACGTAGCGCGCAAGAAATCGCAGATCAAATCTCTGAGATTTTTAATAATAAAAGAAAGCAACGTAAATGGGATATGTCCTCGGTCAATGTCACTATAAAAGATGACCATGACGCAGTTGATTACATACACAAGAAAATTAAAAAAGCTTGTTATGAAGAAGCAGAAGCCCACGCGAGAAAAAAACATAAATTATATCATGCATTGGAAGGTAAAAAGAAAAAGTGTTTGAATATACTTTATACTGGCAGTCATATTCAACCGACATTGGTTGAGTTGCAAAAAGAAATGGCAACAGCAAATATACAATTAGATTTACCTAATTCATTATTAGCTTTACCGAGCAAGTAATATGGAAATATTATTATATTCTGGCATGGCCTTAATCATAGGTGGTTTTTGCTTGTTCTTATATTCAGAAATGAAGCTACGAGAAATAGATCGTAAAATGTTTCTGAATGAACAATTACACAAAGCATTTATGGAAGCAAAAAAACAAGAACAAATGGAGTTTAAATTTGATAAGTAAATAAACAATACCTAACCACTACATATAGTATGCTCTATATGTAGTGGGTGAAATAAATCTTGACACAATATGTAGAGAGAAGAGCATGTGGGCGGGACCCACCCAAAGGGGACCCTAAAGGAACTATATTCAAATTCGAACTTTTTATGTTTACGCGAATACCCCCTAAAATTATAGGGGTCCCAGACCTACCCTATATAGTTTGATTTGCATTGTTAATCATGTATAATACTTTACCACCCATATTTAAATGTATGCTAACTGTTGAAGATATTAATAAAATAGAAGATCCTATTGAGCGAAGAAAGCTCAAGATACAGATTATACAACGACATCAAAGAAAAGAACTTAAGCAAGTTAAAACTAATTTTTTATCTTTTGTAAAAAA